AAAAGAAGAAATACAGCACGAAAGGGGGCGAGTTCCGGCAGCTCAAGGCGCTCGGCCCCGAAATCGTGGAAGCGGTGGAGGCCAAGCTGCTGGCTGGCGAGACCGCACGTTCTGTCGCCAGGGGGCTCCACGAGCAGGGCTACCTGACGGATATGAAGGAAGACGCGATCGCCAAGGCGCTCACTCGCTATCGAGGCTCCGAGCTCAGGAACAAGACGATCGAGCGTATCGCAGGCGTACAGAAGAACGCATCCATCGCCCAGATCAGCGCTCGCCTGAACGCCATGGATGAGATCGAGGGGCTGGTATCACTGCAAAAGGGCCGTGTGCACAAGCTGCTCGAGAAAGAAGCGGGGCTGCCGAACGGCATCATCCTCAAGGACGCATCGAACGAAATGCGTCTGCTCAAGGACATGCTAGTCGACCTCGGGAAGATCCAGCTGGATACCGGCGTCCTGCAGAAGGCGTCGAAGACCTACAAGGGTCAGTATCAGGGAACTGACGGTCAGATGCATTCCTTCGAGTGGACCGAAGAACAAGAACAACTCTACCAGTCGATTGAGATGATGGAACAGAATGAAGCCTTCAGCGCCGAAGACAGATAGGGAGCACCCGCTATCGAAATGTTTCCGCATCCTGCAGACGATGGGTCCGCAGGGTGAAGCCATTTGGACAGTCGGTAAGACCATCATCAATAGGGAGGAGAAGCTCCAGTATCTCCTGATGGCCATCGCGTTTGTGCGCGAGAAAGCCATGAAGAGAGACGTCTGGCGGGCGATCCCCGTCGATTTTCGCACGTTTGTGGACGCTCCGGCCTACCTCAACAAGCCAGGATCGGTTTGGCCGGCCCTGATCAAGGAAGGGCTAGCGATCAACTCGGGCAAGTACACCGAAGTGGTCCTGACGGGCGGTATCGGCGTGGGTAAGACACACCTCGCGCTATACACGCAGGCGTACCAGCTTTACCTGCTGAGCTGCATGGCCGACCCGCACAAGATGTTCGATCTGGATAGCACGTCTGAAATTCTGATCATATTCCAGTCGATCAATAAGCACCTCGCGCAGGACCTCGACTACCGCCGTTTCCGTAACATGGTCGAGGAAGCACCGTACTTCCAGAAGAATTACATGTTCGACACCGGCCTGGAGAGCCAGCTGGTGTTCCCGCGCAACGTCTATGTGAAGCCGGTTGCGGGCCACGACGCTGCCGCGATCGGTCAGAACGTGATCGGCGGCATCATCGACGAAGTCAATTTCATGGCGGTTACGGAGAATTCCAAGCAGTCGAAGGACGGCGGCACGCACGACCAGGCTGTCAAGAACTACAACTCGATCGCCCGTCGTCGTGAGTCACGCTTCATGCAGCTCGGCGTGTTGCCTGGGATGCTCTGCCTGGTGTCGTCCCGTAACTATCCGGGCCAGTTCACCGATAAGAAGGAAGAAGAAGCCCGTGCCCAGATAGCCAAGCGAGGGTTCAGCACGATCTACATTTACGACAAGCGTCGCTGGGAGATCAGACCCGAACAGTACCTGTTCCACAAGGGCATCCGGGACGAGGAAAAGTACGGCCCCAACCATGAGTTCTGGTTTCAGGTGTTTATCGGAGACGAGACTCGCAAACCGCGTCTGGTCGATGACGACGAGGACATTGATCCCGAGGATAGCCATCTGATTATGGAAGTGCCGATCGAGCACAAGGACAAGTTCGAAAACGATATCTTGTCCTCGCTGCGCGATATTGCCGGCGTGGCAACGCTCGCTCTGCACCCGTTCATCCTGAACACGGAAGCGGTGGCCGAGTGCTTTGGAACGGTGCCCTCGATCCTCTCCCGCGAGGATTGCGATTTCAAGGGGACCAAGCTGCAGGTATACCCGAAGCGCTTCGTCAACCCGTTCGAACCCCGCTTCGCTCATATCGACTTGGCTGTCTCGAAGGACAGTGCCGGCGTGACGGTGGGCCACGTGCCTGGCTTCGTCGACGTCAACCGCGGCGACTATGTCGAAGCCCTGCCGATCATCCAGTACGATTTCATTCTGGAGGTTCGCCCGCCTCGCGGTGGGGAGATCGAGTTCGAGAATATCCGCAAGCTGCTCTACATGCTGCGCGACCAGCTCAAAATGCCGATCAAGTGGGTGACGTTCGACCAGTATCAGTCGAAGGACTCGATGCAGGTCCTGCACAACAACGGCTTCGTCGTCGGCTACCAGTCCATGGATATTGACACCTACGCTTACGACCTGCTGAAGCAGGCGTTCTACGACAAGCGTATCAGGGCGCCCGAACACCCGAAGGCCCAGCGTGAGGTCATCACCCTCGAAATCAATCAGAAGGACAACAAGATCGACCACCCGCCGAACGGGTCGAAGGACGTCTCCGACTCCATGGCCGGCGTGGCTATCGGGCTGACCAACCGCCGAGAGATCTGGGTCAAGCACAAGGTCCCGCTGCACAAACGCCCAAGGTTCCAGACCTCAGCAAGCAAGAACTCGATCGACAAGAAGGAAGAGCGCGAGCAGTTCTACACCCGCCTCGATCGTCACGGCAGGGAGATCACTAATGAGCGAGAACCGGCTTAGGCTCTGGTCGGACGCGAACCTGCAAGGGTTTGTTACCGATCTGGATACAAGAGGCATTCCCTATGACCTGGACGGCAGCACCGTAAGATTATCAACAGAACATGTAATCGACGACCTGGCACAGAGCTGGGGAGCAACACTGGAGAACGAAAATGGATCACGTCCTGCTGGACATGCGCAAAAGGGATCAGAAGGTAGCCGAGCAGACCGTTCCCGCGCACATGCTGTTCCTGATGATGGAGCAGTGCCAAAAAGCCGGGTACGAAGTGCGTTCGGACGTTATGCATCATCTGAATGTGGCCGTGGCCGCACCACTCGCCGGTCTTGACGATCTGTCGGTCGCTCGCCTGGCCAAGAAGACGGACGATATTGCCGTCAGTCTCCTGCACGACCTTTCGCCAGACGATCCGCGTGAGGGCCTGATGGTATCCGCCATGATGATCCTTCGCCTGATAGACGAGGGTAAATGGAAGGACGTCACGAACCAGGCGGTGCTCGTATCCACGCTCCTGATGGATGACGTCAAGGACGAGCACAAGGGCAAGGGCGACACCGGCCCGTTCTGGCGGATTGAGGAGAAGAAGTGGCAGGACGCAGCCGGGAAGCTGTTGGTCCGCGCCATGCTGCAGGGGCTTTACGTCTAACTTGCAATTAATTGCACATTTTCATTGATCCTTCCCGGGTATTCTCTAAAGTGAGGTCAAGCACCAAACACCAAGGAGGGTAACAGGTGAAGGATCAGATTTTCCGCTTCTCTGGCAAGCTTTGCGACTGGACCGACAAGGACCAGAAAACCGCCAAGAAGATCCTCGGAGGCAAAGGCGCCGGTCTGGTCATGATGGCTCAGGCCGGCATGCCCGTTCCCCCAGGCTTCACAATCACCACGACAGTCTGCAACGAGCTTTCCGCAATGAAGGAGAAGAAGCTCGAGCTCGCTTACAATGACGCGATCGAAGCGATCATGGGCGAGGTGCATGATCGTGACATTTGGCTTGGTGAACAGTTTGGCTACTTTCCGCTGGTTTCGGTTCGATCCGGAGCTCCGATTTCTATGCCTGGGATGATGGACACGATCCTGAACGTCGGCCTAACGACCAAAAACCTGAAAGAATGGGAAAATCGTCTCGGGGAGAGGGCAGCCTGGGACAGCTACCGCCGCCTGATCCAGATGCTGGGCGCCACCGCCTTCGGTGTGCCGATGAAGCGCTTCGACCTGACGCTGACGGACCTGAAGAAAGAAGTCGGTGCACAGGGCGACACGGACCTCACGGTGGCCGACCTTGAGACGCTCGTTGCCCGATACAAGGAAGTCTTCGCAGACGAGAAGGGTTTCGATTTTCCCGATACTCGATACGATCAGATGCAGGCAGCCATCAAGGCCGTCTTCGATAGCTGGATGAACCCACGGGCGATCGAGTACCGGAAGCTGAATAATATCAGCGCAGCCATGGGTACAGCCGTCAATGTCCAGGCGATGGTGTTCGGCAACATGGGTGATGACTCAGGGACAGGCGTCCTGTTCACCCGCAACCCGTCGACCGGCGAAAACAAGATCATGGGCGAGTTCCTGCAGAACGCCCAAGGCGAGGACGTGGTGGCAGGCATCCGCACCCCGGTGAACTTCGACAAAATGGCCGATCTGTCAGCACCTTGGCCGAAAATCTATGACCAGATCGCAGAGCTGTGTGACCACCTAGAGCAGGTTTATGTCGACATGGTCGATATCGAGTTCACGGTGCAGAAGGGCGAGCTGTTCCTGCTGCAGTCCCGCACAGGCAAGCGTTCCGCAGCCGCGGCATTCCAGATCGCGACCGATCTCGTCAACGAGGAGTGGATCAACTGGAAAGAGGCTCTCAAGCGCCTGACGCCGGAGCAGTACCGCGTGGTGAAGCGCCCGATCATCGATCCAAGCTTCAAGGACAAGCCCGAGCTGGTTGGTCTGCCGGCATGTCCAGGCGTAGTGACCGGTAAGCCTGTCTTCAGCTCGCATGATGCAGTTAATTGCACCGAGCCTTGCATCCTCGTGACGCACGAGACGACGCCAGACGACATTGCAGGCATGAACGCAGCCGTTGGCATCCTGACGCAGACCGGGGGAGCCACCAGCCACGCCGCAGTGGTCGCCCGCGCCATGGACAAGGCTTGCGTGGTCGGGTGCACCGACATGAGCCTGCCGAACATACAGGGTGTGAAGCGCGTGACGATCGACGGCTCCACGGGTCGGGTGTGGCTCGACAAAGAAGTCCCCGTAGTTGACAGCTCGCAGATGGAAGCCGTCAAGACGGTTGGTTACTGGTGCTGTGGCGACATGAACGCGTTCCCCGGCACCCCGCT